GCATCCTCAACAACAGCAGGTTCACCATCAACAGTTATATCATTAGCAGTAAGGCCAGCTTTAAATACATCAGAAAGATCTAATTTTGTTTTACCTTTTGGAACATTACGTGTAAGTGTGGCTTTTACTTCAAGTTCGCACTGTGTTAAATTAAGTGGAACATCTGTAGCACTTTCACCTGCTGGAATCTCTAATGAACGATGGCCCTCTAATACTGTACCGGTACCAACATGACGAATTTTAAAAGTACATTTTGGTGCATCTTCGATAGTTTTAGCTTCAGGATCTGCTGCACCAAGTAGCATTCTAACTTCTACATCTGAAACTTCATCAACAAGTGCACCAAAACGACATTTACGATCAATTAACTCACCATGGCCAAGTCTTTCAAATTTTAGCATATTAAAATCTCCAATTTTAATTAAAGTTGGTAAATTAAAGTAAATCAACTTAATAAATTGATATTATTAATCACGATTATCGTCATCATATATCCAATTACGACCTGAATCGCCGGTATATAATAACATTTTCCCGTCAACTATTCTATAGTTATAATCACTTAATAAGTGATCTCTAGGAACCCAAATTGTTTTTATTATATTACTACCTGTATCATCTGTATCAGAAATAGTAATAGTGGTTTTTCCTGGAATGCAACAAATCCAATTGCTTATACTTTCAGGTGTACCATCATCTGGAATTCCTCTATCATCAGCATAGCATGTAATAATATTTTGTTCTGATTCTGCATCAAATACATTCTCAGTAATATTAAATGCTTTAAGCTTATATTTTATAAGCCCAACATATGGATTACTATAAAATTCATCATAAGATACAATTTCGCCTGTATCTTTTGTTAATTGTCTATTTTCTGGATCATCAATAACTTCAAAAAATGTATTATCTTCAGAATTATAACCAAGACAATTACTATAACTAGGTTTTATTTTTTGCCATTTATTGATATTTCGTGTACCATTCCAATATAGTTTATGTATTTTATCATACCAAACAATAGGGCAACCATCAGCTGTACCACTAGTTGTAAAATACTCACCATTTGTGTCTTTTACAATAAATGTGCAAATATATTCAGTAATACCAGCTTTATTATATAAAGAATTTGGGTATTCTAAATGATTATCAAAGTTTCCAATAAGTATAAAGCCTAAATTATTTGGACTTAGTGTTGTAAAATATGATTTATTATCATTAAATATAGATATTATCGATTCAGATCCTATAGAATTATAATAAGTGTTAAATTTTCCTAAGTCTTTTTCACCACGATATAGTCTTAACTTATCTTTATTCTTAAAGTAAAGTTTTGGATTTAAAGTATCATGCCATTCTTTAGCATTAATATCAAATGTTCCTATATCTGAAGTCCAATATTTTTTAAGATTATGCTTGCTGGTTGTATTATATCTAAATGTGACTTCAACACATTTATGAATGCTATCAGTGCTATCTTCACTTGTTGTAATTTCATCAAAGTAAGCTAGTTTTATACTAGATGGTGTATCTGTATAGCCAGATGCAGATAATGAATATGGTGAAAGTGTATTATGTTCTGAATCATATTTATAATAATAGGTATTGTCAGTATATAATATAATTGGCTTATCTATATCATAATAAGTTTGTTCTGAAAATCCATCTATATGTGGTAACAATGCAAAGTTTTCATTGTACAATTTATCAGATATAATATATTTAAATGATTTATTTTCAGGAAATCCTATTGATTCACTGTTTAAATCTAATGAACCATCAAATATACCATATAGATGGCTGTGATAATCGTCATTATTACATTCAGTTACTTCTGATAAGTTATTATTGCTGCAATATACTAAGCCCTTATAGAAATAAATAATTTCACCTGAGCTTTTATTAATAGCACTTCCAAAATATAGATATTGTTGATTATTTGATTCATCAGTATTTGCATCAGTATTAGTTGAATCATTTATATTTGTTGTATCATCAGTATTTAAATCTTGTCCAGTGCTACTTGACTCATCAGATTCAGGTGTACTAGAATTTTCAGAATTATCATCTTCAACTTTATCAGCTGGAAGTTCAGAAAATTCCATTGGCTTTAAAGTTAATGCGTTTTTATGAATCTGTTCATATGTAAAAATATATCGTTTACGACCTTTAACAGTTACCTCTTCAGCAAATTTATGAACTCTTCGCCATTCATCTTCAAAAAACGGTGTCCATCCAAAATTACCAGTTGCAATAAAATAATTACATTTGGCTGTATTAGATGTATTTACTGGTGACAAATAGTTAGCAGTAGTTGGATTTATTAAATCAGATTCGTGATAACCGCTTATTTTAGTATAACTATAAGCTCTATAAACTTTTACCAAATCTGGACCAATATACATTGGAATATAATCATTCGGTGAGATTATTCCTGTTGGTTCTTCTCGTGCTAATAGTTCATCAGCCGGCTTATAAATATTTGGATCATCTGAATCATACTCAAGTAAGCTTATATAAGCACCTTTAGTATATGGACTTTTTGAATATGAATATATTATTGGCTCAAACTTAGCTTTACCATTATCCAAATATGCAATACAAAGAAATCGATCATCTTGATGTAATTCTATACCATCATTTAAATCTGAATAATTCTTTAATTTATTTTCAATTATAAAGTTATAATTTGATAGATCACTATTGCTACCATCATTATAATACCAATTATCCTGTATATATGCAAATTTGAAACAATGCCATGCTGTATTTACTAAATTGAAATATATTCCATTATACCAATATTTTGGTTCCAATCTAAATACGGCTTTTGCTGGAAATTCTAAACAAATACATCCATATAATACACCAAGTGCATATGAATACATTGCAGCATAGTCTAATTTATAGAATATTGCTGCATTGTTACATCGTTCAGTGTAACGATTATAATAAATATTATTATAATCAGTAATTGATTTAAAAATAAATAAATCGTAATCAGTAGAGCTAATCCTTTGATATTTCTGATATATTCTATAAACATCATCAGATGTATCTGATGTTGTTGTACTATTTGCAGTATAATTTTCTACAAAATAATTTCTTAGTTTTCTATAAAAGACTAAATTATCGGTACTAAAACCTGCATCGTCAAATATATCACAAATTTTTTGTGCTTGTAAATCAAAATAAGATTTTGATAATCGACTAGATTCTGGTAGTCGATACATTGGATTATTTAAATTTATTGATTGTTTATTTACATCATTTTTGAATATAAGCGGAATTGTTCTATCATCTGTAGTACCTGTTAACTCATTTAACATAAGTTTTAAACCGTTAACAGATGATATTAAATAATTTCCAAAATCTTCAGTCTGATTTAATGCTGATAAAAATAAATATATATTATCGAATATATCAAAGTGCTCTAATTCAGATAAATTGTTCTTAAAGCTCTTGTAAACTTGTTTTGATATTAATATATTATCTGAAACTGCATTATCATATGTTGTTATAGATTCAAAACCGAGCAAAAATAACATTGTTGAATCTGCAAACTTCCATGTGTATAATGCTGGATCGTAATAAAAGAATATTCCATTTGAAGATTTATATTTCATAATATAAACTCATTAAAAAGTAATTTGGTTTATTTTATAAATTTATTGATATAATATATAGATAAAGCTAGTACTTAAATACTAGCTTTTATTTTATATTATATAAACTCTGGACGAGTTGGCCAAATCACATTTTCTGGAAATTCTGCTTGTTTTGTAATATCACGGAGAGCTTGACGATATGCTTTAACTTCTAATTTATGTTCAGCTGAAATTGGATAATCTTCAAGAACATATTTATCAGTAGCTTCAAGCAACTTGTCACGTTGTGATCTTATATCTGATGACTTACGCATAGTATCAAGTTCTTGATTAATTTCAGGATCTATATCACCATTTTTATACATTTCTTGCAATAATAAGTATAATTCATCATTACTTTCATCGCCTATCACAAAAGTATATGGTAATATATCACCGCCAGTAGATCTTAAACGAAGATTTATTATATTATGTGCAGTATCAGCATATTTTGCGCTTATAATTGTAAAATCATCTTTTGTCATACTATAAAACCCTTACAGCTAAAACGAAATAATTATATGTACCATCGGCTGTAATGTGATCTGTTTTAGATAATATAGCCCATGTACCATTATATGTTGTATTGCTTATCTTACTAATATTAAAAGCTGTATCACTATTTTCAACCTTTACAGCACATAATATATCAGTAGTATCAAGACTGCTAGTACCTGTATATGTAAATGAATTAACTTCATAGTCATTTGTATGATTATCATCATTTAATATATCGCCTGGTGTATAACCTAGAACTGTGCTGCCGGCATTAAGATTTGCAATTGTTCTAACAAGACAACATAATCTTACACAACCAACACCATTTGGTCTATCTATATCAGGCTGCGTATTCTTTTCTATTTGATTATTATAACTATAACCCCTAATAGCGGATCCAACAACACCACCTAAACCCCAACCTTGTATATATCCAGCAATAACATTATCGCCGTCAGAACCTGCTGAATAAAAATGATTCCATAAACCAACACCTATAGGTGTTGTATTCCAATATAAAGTTGCTTCATTAGCGGATTTAAAGCGACGAGCATCTACTGCTGATATACACTTTGGATATGTTGCAGCTATATTACTGCCTGTGGTATCAACACCAAGTCCCATTCCGCCATACATTTTACCTATAATATAATAACGACTATACCGGCAAAGCATTAAAATAGTTTCACCACCAAGCCATGAATCCCATATAGTATGACCTGGTGCTATTAAAGTGGCATCGTAATTTGGATCATCTGGATTTGCACCATTTGCAGCTGCTGTACCGCCAAAATATATTGGTCTTGAACGTGTATCACCCTGTATTCTAAGTGTTGGATTAGCTGCATAGTTTGTATTAGAAAAATGAACTAATATTAAAGTATTATTAGTATATGTAAAATTACTGCCGTCTTCTAAATATGCAATTTTACCTGCTGTATCTGCATCTGTTTGACATAATGCAACTGGTAAAATAGTTCCAGTAGCTCGAATGTTATTTACATATAAATTATCAAACTTGTAGCTTGAAGAACCTAAATCAGCACATGCATCTGTTGATGGTTTTACTACATATTTATTTGATGAATCACCATTAAGTGTTAATGAAGATGTTGAAAAATCTGCTGATGTTGTTGAACTGCTACCAATTGAAACAGTATTATTAAAAGTTTTTGCAGCTGTTATTATTTGTGTTGTATCGGTTGTTACATGATTTGTTGGTATTGTTGGAATAGTTGGTTTATCACTTAAATCATTATATGATCCTGATGAAGCTACTGTTGATAAACCTAGATTTATTGTAACATTAGAAGATGCATTTGCTGAAAAGGTTTTTGAACCAGTGTCATCAGTACCACCTTTGTTTATTGTTAAAGTAGCATTATTAACTGTTGGTATGCTTCTATTTGTACCATCAGCAATGTCATCAAGTGTAAGCATTACATTTGAAGATAATGCTTTATTATTTACTGTTCTACTTGTTGGAACATAATTACTTAATTTTCTAGTAGATCCATCAGCAATATCATCAAGTTTTAATGTTACATCTGATGAAAGGGCTTTATTATTTACTTTACGCGTATTTTCAACAAAATTTGAATCATTTGTTAGATCAGATATTTTTGTTGGTACTGTTATATTAACATTCTTATTTGTAACAGTTTGATTAGTATTATTTACTGAAATACTCTCAATAACATTTTCTTGACCAACGTTTGATCCTTCAACCATCACTGAAATATTTCCAGTGCCAATAATTGACTGATTATTAATTGTTTTAAATGTTGGCTTATCTGTTAAATCATCATAATCACCTGAAGTTGCAACTGTTGATAATCCCAAATTAATTGTTTTAGCTGATGAAGCATTTGTAGTAAATGAATCACCAGTATCACTGCTATTTTTCTTAATTGTAATTGTAGAATTATTAACTGTTGGAATTTCTGTATTATCAGGAAGTGCACCAACTTCACTTGCTGTATATGTTGGTTTAGTAGATGATTTTACCCAACTTGGTACATTTGGATCATCTGCAAATGAATAGTTTGATGTACCTGAACCAGGATTTAAATTTTCAATATCACTTTGTGTTAAATAACCAGCACCATTTGTTAAATCTGCTGTATCTGTTGGTATTGTAGGCCTGTCGCTTAAATCATTATATGATCCTGATGAAGCAACTGTTGCAAGATCTAAATTAATAGTTTTATCACTACTTGCATTTGCAGTAAATGTATCACCAACATCAGAAGAATTCTTTTTAATTGTTAGCGTTGCATCATTTGCATTTCCAGATTGAACATTTGCAATTAAATCATCCACAGCTGTTTTATTATAATAATTAGCCTCTCTATCAGCAATATAACTAGAGACAGCACTAACAGATGGAACATTAGCATTAGGATCAACACTTGAACTGACTGACTGTACTAAATTAGCTGTTTTTATAAAAGTACTATCAGCTGCTGATTTTGTATAAGAATCTGCTTTAATACTATTAAGATAAGTCCAAGTATCAGAGTTTCCACCAGTTCCTTTAACTAAGCTATATACAGTTGAAACATTTTCAGCATCAGAGTCTACTAATACTAATACTTTATCATTATTTGAAAGATTTGTTGTATTAAGCTGATTTAAAGCTGATTTTGTACTAACAACATCAGCAAAATTTTGTGTTGCTTTTAAGACTTCAATTTCATCTGATAAATTAGATAAAGCTTCTTCTAACTGTTCAGTGTTACATGAACCTGATAAATTAATATTAGAAATAGCTGAACGAATAGCATTAATTGTAGGTATCTTTGATAAATTAGCACTACTAATCCAAGTGTCACTATTATATGTATTATATACGCCATCACCGGTAAATTCGCCAGATGATACTGATGGCGTAATTAATTGTTTATTATTGCCTGAAATTGTAACAGAATCTGTAAATGTTTTTGCACCTGTAATAGTTTCAGCTGTATTGCCAGATTTATGTACATATAATGTATTAAGTGTTTCCTGCATATCTGCAGATGTATCAATTGAAGCTAGTCTATCTGTAACATATGATTCTACGGCAGCACCAGATACTAATTTATTTGTAGCTTCATCATTGCCATCTAAAACAGAATCTGAATATAATTGACTAATATAATTAGCTGTAACAACTTGTGGTGTAGCAACTATATCTGTGTTTTCATCAAAAGCTGGAGTATTTGTAATTGCATTGCCACCAATAAAACCATTATTAATATTCAAAAAGTTGCTACCATCACTAGATGATTTATTTAATATAACAGGATTATTTGGGCTATTATAATTTTCTACAAGATTTAGCTGACTAGCTGTTAATACGCCTGAATCCCAAGACACAAATTGACTTGTATCGACTAAGTTATCATGTATAAGTGCCTCAGTATCTTCTGCTGAATAAACTGTAATAGACTTATTGTCTTCATCTTCCTTTGCTAATCTAATTAAACCATCACGATTCTTTGTAGCGTATGGAATATTTATACTTACATTATAAAATGTACATGCTGCAGCACCAGGAAAACGTGCTGATAACCTTACACGTAATGAATTTCCTTGTTCTTTAACTAAAGATAATTCAGGTGACTCAGCAACAATACTACCATTAATGTCCATTAATCGTATTTTACTGATTGTATAGGCTTCATCACTGGTATCATTAAAATTTATAACAAGATAATCGCCTAATTCAGAATCATCTGATACTACAGCACCAATAAATTTGGTGATTATTTTTGTAGTACCTTCAATAACTAATACTAATTTGTCTATTAATAATGGGTTAGATTCAGTAGCTGAACCTATGCCATTTACTAAATTAAAATCAATCATAATAGCCTCTACTTTGACAAATTATAAATTATATTCATTTACTGAGTTACTTGTATTATTTGCATTATTGGTAGCATTATCTGTGCCAGCTTCTGAAATCTTTGATGCAAATACAATAATATCATTCAAATTCGTTGTATGTGAGATTTCAGATAAGATTTTCCATGAGCCAGTAAGTGTATAATTTTCTGCTTTTGATACTGATAATTCACCAGATACTGGGAAAGATAAACATGCTGGTTTTAAGTTGGAACCATCTACAATAGAACCGTATGATATTCTTGTTTCACTTCCAATGTATAAGAATAAACCGACAGATCCAATGTCGTTTGTTCCAACAGAAATTTCGCCATATACTGGTGGATTTAAACACCACCGAGTTGTAGCAACATCCCAATATGGAAGCTCTTCATCTTGATTATACCAACATATAGGAACACCATTTTTTATATAATATGTATGTGACGGTGTTCTTGTAATACCATGTAAATCATGTAATGATTGATACGAAGCTAATTCACCATTATAATTATATAATACTTCGTTTCGTTTCGTATATTTATCAAGATGTAGCTCTTCACTGATATAATATATTTTATCAGCTGTATTAGATTTAAACCAATAATTCATACTATCTTGAGAATACCAGTGACCTGAACGATCTGGCCTTGGTTCTACATTTTGATCTACGTCTAATACAAAGACATATTTATTACCAGTATCATTTTCAATCCAAGCTGTAAATTCTTGAAGAGAATTATTATATACAGATGTTACTGTTGATCTAGTAAAAGTTACACCGTAATGCTCATGAAAATAATCATAATTTTCTTGCTCACCATTATAAAATATTCTTCTATTCTCTAAATCCATAGTACTCATAGTGTAACCTATAAAAATAATAATTTATTAGCATAATAGTTTGTGCACTAATTAAAAGTATTGATATATTTATGACACGTTATAAATAAAATAAAGCTAATACCAATTGGTATTAGCTTTATATAAACTTTAAAATTTACTTTATAAAGGTATTTCAACTGTTATTTTGTCTTTTATACAATCTGGAACTGTTGGCCAAACTACATTTTCCGGAAAACCAGATTGTTGTGGAATGTCTCTTAGAGCTTGTCTATAAATCTTAATTTCGTTTCGCTTTTCTTCTGAAATTGGATAATCTTGAAGCATATAAACATCAGTACTAAACAACAAACTCATTCGTTTATCTCTTACTTCTCTTTCTACATTTCTAGTTTTTAACTCAACAAGCTCTTTTTTTGGTTGGTTTATATTTATTTTTCCATCGTGAAACGCAGTTCTCGTCAATACTGACACAATTCCATCATTATCGTCACTGCCATCTACAAGATATGTGAATGGATATACATC